CAGGCTTCACCAACAACGCCCGCACCGTGGCGGAGACCACTGCCAAGCCATACTCCGATCTCACTTTCGGCCTGACCACTGCGAATGTGCGAACCATCGCCCATTTGTTCAAAGCCAGCCGCCAGATGCTGGACGATGCCAAGGCCCTGCAGAGCTACATCGACGGTCGTGCACGCTACGGCCTGAATATGGCTGAAGAGGCTCAGCTGCTTTACGGCAACGGTACCGGTGTGAACCTGCAGGGCCTCATGACCGTTGCTCAACTGTACGCCGCCCCGGCTGGCGTTGCAGTAGTGGGCGAGCAGCGCATTGACCGCCTGCGCCTGGCTCTGCTGCAGGCCGAACTGGCCGAGTTTCCATCGGACGGCATCGTGCTCAACCCGATCGACTGGGCGGCCATTGAGCTGACCAAGGACGGGGAAGGCCGCTACATCATCGGTCAACCGCAAGAGGGCACTAACGCGAAGCTGTGGAATCGTCCGGTGGTTTCCACCCAGGCCATGACCCAGAACGACTTCCTGGTTGGTGCCTTCAAGCTCGGCGCTCAGATCTTCGACCGCATGGAAATCGAAGTGTTGATCTCGACCGAGAACAGTGATGACTTCGAGAAAAACATGGCAACGATTCGTGCTGAAGAGCGCCTGGCCTTTGCCATCTATCGCGACGAAGCGTTCGTTACTGGCCCGTTGGTCACGCCTTAACCATCCCGCAGATCGGCGCCAGAAATGGCGCCGCAATGGAGTAATCCAATGGCACGTAAACAGGAAACACCAGCCTCCACGGCTGATGCGAAGAATCCGGTCTCGACCGTTGACTCCACTGATGGCCCGCCTGAAGGTGACTCGCTTCTTTCGCCGGCCACGGCACACCCTCCAGCAAGCGGTGACCCGGGCGATTCGGGCGATTCGGGGGCTCCTGCAACCGCTCGAGCTCCAGCGGAAGGCTCGGGCGTTGTGCCGGCACAAGGACAAGCAGTCGCTGGCACTGGCTCGGATGTCGTCACGGGCGATCAGGGTGCTAGCTCCGGCATCGCCGCTACTGACGCTGCGTTATCCGAAGACGCCAGTCAGGCCGCTTCAACCTTGGCTGATAGCAGCACCAGCGCTGATCAGTTGGCACAAGAGGGCCAGGCCAACCCTAACCCTGCGACTCTTCAGATTTATCCGCTGCGCTCTTACATGGATGAAGGCGAGCTTCGTCGTCGTGGCGGGCCTGCTTATACGGTCCCGCGCCGGCATGCGGATGAACTGGTGCAGCGGAATCTGGCATCGCTCGAACCGCTGAAGGAGTGAGGGTATGTCGGTCATCAGCTTGACCATTGCCCGGCATCATCTCCGAGATCCCGACGATGATGACGAATACCTGGAGCTCCTGATCGAGGCGGCAGAAGGGCAGGCTATGGACTATCTGAACCGTCGCTTCTACGCAGATCAGCAAGCGCTGGACGAAGCTGTCGCTGCCGACGATGCCGGCGAGTCCCCCATGGTCTGCAATAAGCAGATCAAGGCTGCCTGCTTGCTGATTCTCGGCCAGCTATACGCCAACCGCGAGGACGTTGTGATTGGGACCATCGCCACCGAACTGCCGCAAGGTTCGAAGGCGCTCCTGACGCCGCATCGTATCGGGTGGGGCATATGAGGGCTGGGCCGCTGCGTCATCGGCTGCAGGTGGCTCATCGACACGAGGAGAGGAATAAATCCGGGGGCGCCACAGTGACGTGGCTGCCAGCTGCTCGCCCTGAAATGTGGGGTGAGATTCGTACCCCAAGCGGTCGGGTCATTGCGGTTGCTGAAAAGCTGAGTGCTGTTGTAACCGCCGAAATCATCGGCAGGCCGCGCCCAGATATCGTCGCAGGATCGCGCCTGACACGCCGGGGGATCACCTACCAGGTTGAGGCCGTTTTGCCGGACAACGAAAACTCCTTGATGAGGCTTCTCTGCTCATCGGTACCTAACCCATGAGGTGAATGATGAAAATTCGAGCACTAGGCCCGCTGACGGGCGCATCTGGTGAGCGTGAGAAGGGCGAAGAGTTCGAGGTCGACAAGGCCTATGGCGAAGGCCTGATTGCCCGGGGGTACGCCGAAGCGGTCACCGACAAGGCCGCGAAGCCCGCAAAGGCTGATCCGGCCAAGGAGTAGGGTATGGCGCGCCGGTCGAGCCTTCGCGGTGACATCCGGCTACGCCGGACGCTGCGCAACATCCACAAGACGATGGACAACGAGTTGCAGCCTGCCATGGCCAAAGCAGCCGCGCGGGTACTCGAAACCCAGCGACAGCTGATCCCCAAGGATACCGGCGCTGCTGCAGCCGCCCTGCGTGTCTACGTCACCCCCAGCGGGCTGGATGCTCAGGTGGGCATACGGGGCAAGCGAGACAATCGCCGATTCTTTTACCTGCGGTTCCTTGAGTACGGCACCAAGGGCTATTCCGGCAGCATGTACCAGCGAGCTGACCGGAGCGCGATCGGCGGCGTGCACACCAACAACCGCGACAAGTCGCAACTGAAAAGGCGGCGCAACTCGATACGCCAGCGCGACACGAAGAACAAGTCCGATGGGCAGCACTTCTTCGGCAAGTACCCGGACATACCAGCGAGGCCGGCGCACCCATGGTTGCGGCCGTCTTTGGATGTAAACCGCGAGTTTGTGATGGCCGATTTGCAGGAAGCAGTCCGCCGAACGCTGCGTAAAGCAAGCCAGGGGGTAGGCAATGGCTGATCCATCTGTGGCACTGCAGGAGGCCATCTTCGCCAGGCTTCAGGCCGAGGTCAGCTGCCCGATATACGACGGCGCGCCCTTGAATGCTGAAATGCCCTACGTATCCATCGACCGGGAGGTATCGGTCAACAGCAGCCCAATCGCTGGCCGCAAGCGCGAAACGCGCCTGTTGTACCTGTCCGTCTGGTCCGATGCCGTGGGTCAGGCCGAGGTTAAGCGCATCAACGGCGAAGTCATCGCCGCTTTGGACGAGCGTCGCCTCCCATTGGAGGTGGGTCGCGCGGTATCCATCCGGGTCGAGCAGGTCGACGCTCAGCGCGACGCCGACGGCATTACTTACCAGGGCTCGATCACCGTCCGCGTGATCACTACCCACTGAACTACCCATCTGCCGCGCCGCGGCTTTTATCCAATGTGCCTTTGGAGGAACCCTCATGGCCGACGACAACCTCAACACAGCCGCGGGCTGCCGCCTTGCCATCGGCGGAAAGACCGGTGCCGATAGCGAAACCAAGTACAAGGCCGACACGTACGTACAGGTGGGCGAGATCGAAGACCTGGGCGAATTTGGCGACACCTTCAGTGCCGTAAACTTCACTTCCCTGAGCGATGGCCGCGTGCGCAAGTACAAGGGCACCGCCGACGCGGGGAACATGACCATGACCGTGGGTCTGGACAGTGGCGATGCTGGTCAAAAAGCCGTGTCGGCGGCGCACAAGGACCGCTCCAAGGGCAACTACAACGTCAAGGTCACGCTCAACGACGGTGACCCAGATGCAAGCCCTGTCATCCTGCCCACCACCTTCTACTTCGGGGTGAAGGTGATGAACAACACCGTGGCTCCAGGTGCGGCCGATAACGTGGTGCGTCGCAATATGACGTTCGCGATCAACACCGACATCATTGAAATCCCTGCCGGCCCGGCAGTCCCTTGACCGAAGGGGCTGAGCCCCTTCCTTCGTTGCGAGAACCCCAATGAGCGAAGCCTTGCATGGCACCGTCACGCTGGTGATCGGTGCGCGCAGTTACACCCTCAAGCCTACGTTGGATGCGGCCCTGCGCATTGAGGCCCGCTTTGGCGGGTTGCGCGCAGCCCTGGAGTCCATGCGCCTGATGAGCATTGCTGCTTGCGCAGACATCGTCATCGCCGGCGCCGACCTAAAGCCCGATCAGCACCCGGCCATCGCCGGTGAAGTATTCCACTCCGGTGTAGCCAAAGTGTCCGGTCAGCTGACCGAGTTCATCACTGTCCTACTCAACCCTGTGCCGCCGAGCGTTGCCGCCCGGGGAAAGGACGAGGCGGCCAGCACAGCGCAGTGAAGAACGGCAGCTACGTCGATTACCTATTCGGCGTAGCCACCGGCTGGCTTGGCTGGCCGCCTGACACCGCGTGGCAGACCCCCATCCCGCAGATCATGCTTGCGCTCGATGCCCACCTCGACTGGACAGGGCGCGGGCAGGCTGACCAAGGAAAAGCCCAAGCTGCGCCCCAGAAGCGGGAGAGCGTCGCCGAAAAGCTCAAAAACTTCCTGCGGGGGAGGCCTAAACAGTAGATAGCGTGCCGCCTCCGGGCGGTTTTTTTGTGCTTGGAGATTTGCATGGCCGACCAACAAGTCCAGGGGATGCTGGTCCAGATCGAGGCCACAACGGCTCAGCTGCGCCGGGAGCTGGCCAGTGCTGACCAGGTGGTGGCCCGCACCACTGATTCGATCGACCGCAATCTGGCCCAAGTCGACTCCGCGTTTGATAGCGCAGGTGGCGCGGCCCAGCAGGCTGGCGTGCTCATCCGCGGCGCCTTTGCCGCCGTGGCCGGTGCTGGCATCATCGGCAGCATCATCAAGCAGGTCGACGCCTACGGGCAGATGTCGGATCGGATGAAGGCTGCCGCCGGCAGTGCTGGCGAATACCAGATGGTGCAGGAACACCTGCTGCGCACGGCCCAGGAAACCTACCGCCCCCTGGCCGAGGCCCAAGAGCTGTACATTCGCACTGCCGATGTCATGCGCAGCCTGGGCTTCAACACCCAGCAGACGCTCGACATCACCGACAGCTTCAGCTTCCTGCTGGTGACCAACGCCGCCGCCGCCGACAAGGCAGGCTCAGCGCTGGATGCTTACTCGAAAGCGCTGCAAACCGGCAAAGTCGAGGCCGACGGCTGGGTGTCCATTCAGGAGGCCATGCCGACGATCGTCACGGCTATCGCCAACGCCACCGGCAAGAGCGCTGAAGAGATCCGCAAGCTGGGGGTGCAGGGCAAGCTATCGCTTGACGACATCAATACCGGGCTGCTGCGCACCGTTGAGGCCAACCGTAAGGCTGCGGCTGATATGTCCACTAGCGTACAGGACGCCTTGGTGAACATCGGCAACGCCGTGCAGACCTTCCTCGGAGGGATGGAAGAGCAGACCGGCGCCGTAGCAGGCCTGTCGAATGTGCTGATTGCGCTGGCCGACAACGTCGACCTGGTGGCCGTGGCCATGGGGGGAGCTGGCGTCGCCGCGTTGACCAACTACGTCGCTAAGTCTGGATTGGCCGTAAAAGCGGCGCTGGCCGACCGCGCCGCGCGTATCGCTCAGGCCGAAGCGGTGTTGCAGGCTGCCTTAGCCGATCAGCGCAAAGCCGAAACCGCTACCATCCTGGCAGCTCGCGAAGCAGTGGCGGCGCGTGGCACTGCTGTACAGACCCAAATGTCCATCCAACTGGCGCAGGCGCGGCAGCGCGAAGCAGCTGCTACCACCGCGGTAGCAACTGCCCAGGCCGGCCTTCGGACAGTCAGTGCAGGCCTGCTCAGCGTTCTGGGCGGCCCGATGGGGCTTGCCCTGTTGGCCGGCACGGCGGCTGCCAGCTTCCTGCTACTGAGCAACAACGCCGATCAGGCAGGCGTTAGCCTGGAGGATCTGGGCAAGCCGGTCGCCCAGCTTCGGGAGGAATTCGCAAAGCTCAACAAGGACCAGCGCGAAGCATCGCTGGTCAAGTGGCAGCAGGAACAGATCTCCTCGGCGGACAAGGTCAAGGATGCGTATGGCGACCTGGCCCAGTCCATCCGCTCTGCCGTGGTCACTGCGCCGGCGCGTGACTCCGGTGGTCAGTACAACCGGCAGTTGGCTGAGTACCAAGGCCTGGTTGATCGGCTCAACGAAGCGCGCACGGCGGGCCAAGGGCTTTCGCCGATCCTGCAAGAGGTCGGCAACCGTCTTCAGCTGCCGTCCAGCACGGTGCAGCAGTGGATTACCCAGGCCGGTGCGGTCAGCGACGCCGACCAACGCTCGAACCTGATCGCCGAAACGCTGCGGGTGCTCACCGGCCTCACCCAAGAAAACACCTCGGCCACCCAGGCGAACAACGCCGCGAAGGTTGGCATGAGCTCGGCGGGGCAGACCTACCTGGAGACGCTGCAGAAGCAGCTAGCCGGCCTCCAGGACAACGGCGATGCGACGAAAATCGCCAACCGCTACATCGCGGAAAACGCTGACCTCACCGAAACAGATCGCCAGGCGATTCTTTCGGCGGCCAGCGCGATCGAGTCGCAGAAGAAGGCCAACAAGGATGCTACTGAGGGCAGCAAGGGCCGCACGAAGGCGCTGAAGGATGAGATCAAGGCCCTCGACGCGATCATCGACCGCGCGTTGCCGGAGAAAAAGCGGCTGGAGGATCTGGCGGAGGGTGTGCAGGGGCTGCGCAAGGCGCAAGCCGCGGGCAAGATCACCGCCGCCGAGATGGAACTTGGCATCAAGAATCTGAACACGGCCTACGCCGACCCGGTTTTGCAGAAGCGTGCCGAGGAGGAGAAGAAGCTTGCAGAGATCCGCCGCAACAGCGCTGAGGCCTATCGCAAGGCTATGGAAGTGGTGCTGCAGACCCGGCAAGACGCCATCGACGCAGACGTGTCCGGCGTCGGCATGGGCGACGACCAGCGCGAGGAGGCCGATCGGCTGAACGCGGTCCGGCAAAAGTATGCCGAGTCACGCCGCCAGTTGGAGGAACAGCAGGAGGATGTCTCGCGTCGGCTCAGCCAGGACGCCTATCAGCAGCGGCTGGCCGACCTCGCCGACTACCAGGCACGGGAACTGCAAATGGAGGTCGACGGCTTCGAGGCCCGCCTTGAAGCTCAGCGCGACTATCGCAACGGCGCCAAACGCGCCTGGGCGAACATCCAGTCGGACGCCGCGAACGTGGCGGGGGCAACCGACGACATGCTTACCACCGGCTTCAACTCGGCTCGCGATGCTGTGGCCGAGTTCGCCATGACGGGTAAGGCCAACTTCAAGAGCTTCGCCGTAAGTGTGATCTCTGACATGGCCAGGATTGCAAGCCAGCAGGCAGCTAGCTCGCTGCTAAGTGGGTTGGTCGGGCTGGGCGTATCTGCGGTGGGGAGCTACTTCGGCGGTGGTGGGGGTAACGGCATGGCTCCCGGGTCTGCAGGCGCCGTCTCGTCGAATCTTGGTGCGTCACAAGCTGGCTATGGCAGTGCGTATTTTCCGCAGGCATTGGGCGGCGCTTGGTCTGGCGGTGTGCAGCTTTTCGCCAAGGGCGCAGGGTTCGCTACCAATTCCGTCCTGAACACCCCGACGATGTTCGGCATGGGCAACGGTGGACTTGGCGTCGCTGGTGAAGATGGGCCCGAGGCAATCATGCCACTGGCGCGGGGTCCCGATGGGTCTCTTGGTGTGCAGAT